TGCCGCGTCTTCCCCCCGACGTAAACCTCCCCCGCCCGGATAAACGTATCCGCCGTCTGGTTCGCCAGCGCCAGCATCTGCTCAAAAATCGACCCCGCCGTCCCGCTCAAAACCCGCTGCGTCGGCCCCCGCCGGTACTTCAGCACAAACTCCATCGAATAAGCCGTCGCCTGCACCTGCCCCTTGCCCCACGTGCGCGGTGGATACAACACCCCGCACCACGTCGGCAGCCTGTCGTGCTCGATCGCCACATAATTCCCAAACCGCAAAACCTCCCGGCTGCACGCCGCCTCGCTCGTCGCCAGCGTAAACTGCGCCTTACCGTACTCATTCAACACCCACGACCGTTCCACGCTCGCCTGCACCTCGGCCGCCGCCGTCGTCAAGTCCCGGTTATAAATCAACACCCGGCTGCTCATAACAATCGCTCCTCCCACTCGAATTCCACGTCCACCCCCGTCGTCCCCTCGTCGTTATACCGCATCGTATTCTCCCCCGGCGCAAGCGCCAGCCAGTCGCCCCGCACCGTCGAAAGATGCAGCGCCGAAAGCGCATTCTGCCCGTCCAACGTCACCGTCTTTCGCTCGCTGTCCGCCGTCACGCATTCCCCAGTGCGCATATTCACTTGCAGCCGCAGCGCCTCGCCCGTCGTCTCGTTCGTCAACGTCGCATTCAACGAATAATTGCTCTGCTCCGCCGCAGGCGTCTCCCCGCCCGCCGCCTCCAGAGAAGTGCCCGGTATATTGTTGGCGTTCAACGTCGCCGTCAACTCGCCAATCTCCAGACAGGCCCGGTCGCTTTCCGCCCCCGCCTTCAAACTCCCCACCATCGCCAGCCGGATATAAGCAAAGCTCCCGCCCAGGCTCACGTCTGGCCGGTTCACCGCCGTCCATGCCGGCGTGCCCTCGCTCGTGTTCACCGGCGCCGTCTCATTCCACACCTGGCTCCACGCCGACCCATTGGCGCTCTTTTGCAGCCCGCACACCCCCGGCCATCCCGCCCCGCGCCGGTACTTCTGCCCGCTCGCCGTCGCCTGCGTGATCCCCGCTGGCTCATACAACCGCCACTCCGCGTTGCACGCCCCCGCCGCCGCCTTACCGCTCTTCAACGTATTCAAACAGGCCAGCCCCAACACCTCCGCCTCTCGTGGGCTCTCGCTCGCCCCGTCCACGTCGCCTGCGCTCGCCTTACAATAAGTCTGCTGCTTCACCCCCGTCGACAGAATCGCCGCCTTAAACTCACCCGGCCGCGCCGTTTCGCCGTCCGCAAACACCGTATACACGTGCCGCTCGTTCGTCGAAGAAAGCTCAAACATCGGCCGTTGGCCCTCGTCCACCACCGGCGCCCCAGCCGCATTATTCCCATAAACCAGCCACACATCGTTATCGATGATCCGCACCCCGTCCCCCGCCGCGTGCGCCGCCGCCGAACTGTTCTTCGCCGCCCGCCTCACATTCCCCAGCTTCGCCAGCTTGGCGTCGTAACCGTCGTACTCGAACAGCTCGCTCCCAATCATCACAATTCCCCTCGCCTTCAGCTTGCCCAGCCGCGCATCCGCCTTCAACAGCAGCTCGCCCACCGCCCCGCTGCCCGGCACCGCGCTCGCCAGCGTAAACAACGTTCGCGGCCCCAGGTTCACGTTGATCCATACCTTCGTCGCCGTCGTATTGATCCCATACACAAAACGGCTCACCTCCACCCCGTTCACAAACACCCGCAGATCGTCCCCGTTCGCCTGCATCTTACCCGCCGCAATCAACGCTGCCGTATCCAGCCCGCAGGCAATGTCCAGCGCATAATTGCTCAACGTCACCCCGTTCATCCGGTTATAGATCGGCGCAAACCGCTTGAACCGGTACCCCTGATCGTTGCCCTCCACCTGGCTCTTGGCCCCCTGCGCCGTAATCCGCACCACCGGCCGGGCAAAACTCGTACCGCCCACCGACAGTGCATACGTCTGCCCGCTCGCCGTCACCGTCCAGTTGGCGCTGCACCGCGCCACGCTGCGCCACACCGGGTCCGGCGCCGCCAGAATCACCAGCGCATCCCGAATCGAAGAGCGCTGCACCGTCGTCGCCCGCGCCTCACAATACCACAGCCGCCCGCCGTCCGTCATCACCAACCGCCGCAGCCCCGGCTTCAGCGGGTTGAACAACCGCTTCACGTCGTCCAACGTCCTCTCCCCCTGGCAGACAACCTGCACCGGCAGCAGCAGCTCCCGCGGCTGAGTGTACCCCAACAGCGGAAAATTACTCCCCCGCTCCACATACCCGCAGTCCACCCGGAACATCGCCGGCGCATCCTCTGGGATGATCGCCGTAAAGTCCGTCCCGTTGTTGATACTCACCCCGTCATAACTCACCAGGCTGATAGCCATCTCACACCCCCGGGTTGAGCGCCGCGGCCGCCAGGATCGAATCGGCGCTCAAACGGTCGCCCTGCATCATAATCGTCAGATTGCCATACACCACCACGCTCCCCCCGCCCAGCTCGTGCGCCGGGGTAATCGTCCCGCTCATGCGCGGCGTAAAAATCTCCGGCTCCTTCTCGCCCACCAGATACCGCCTGCCCGAAAGCGCCAGCCCGCCCATCGCTCGCCGTTCCCCGCTCTCGCTCGTCGTCGTGCTGCTGCTCGTCCCCGTCCGCCGTGGGCTTTCCGCCACGTCCCCCTCGCCCGAAATCAAATCCCCCAGACTTTGCAGCCCCTCCCGCAAGTGCGCAATGACCCCCGGCAGCGTCAGGTCCACCGCCGCGGTCAACACCGCCTTCAACACGTCCGCCAGCACCGGCGCGCTCTCCCGCAGCTTATCCGTAAACCCCTTGATAAAACTGTTGGCCATACTGTGAGCAAACGTCGCCGCATTGATCGCCGTATTCGCCCCCACCATCCCCAACAGATTCGCCAGCGCCGCCCCCAGTTTGGCCGCGCTCTCATCGTTGGCCAGCGTCAGCGCAATATGATTCGCAAAGGCCTGTCCCATCGCCTCGCCCGCCGCCGCCAGCCGCGCCTGCGTCCCTGCATCCGTGCTCCACGTATTAATCGCGTCTATCAGCTTGCCCAGGTTATACGCCGCCTCGCCCACCGCCAGGTTGGCCCACTCCCAGAACCTCGCCGACCAGCCGCCCACCCCCTCCTGAATCTTCTGCCACCCGTTCTCGCCGAAGAACGCCGCAATCCCATCCAACAGCAAATTCAACTGCTCGGGCGTCTTCGCCGCCGCCGCCCCCACCCATCCCCAGAACTTCGGCGTCCAGCTTTGCAGCGTCGGCCAGATATACCCATCCCAACTCGCCGTGAGCGCCTCGGTCACCATCGTCCCGTACTCGCTGGCAAACGTCTGTCCGGCAAACTCCTTCAGCCCGCCCAACAGCCCCGCCCCAATACCGCCCGCCGCCTTGCGCGCCGTCTCGCCGATATTCTCCCCCGAGAACATCTCGCTCAACCCCGAAACGCCAAACAGCTTAAACCCCGCCAGGTTCAGCGCCCCCTTCCAGTCCCCGCCCGTCACCTTATCGATCAACAGCGCAATCGCCGTCATATCGCTTTTGAAACTCCCCAGGTCGGGCAGTGTCATCTTGACCAGCTTACCCACCGCCGATCCCAGATGATTCAACGAAGTCATAAACGCCGGGTCCGACATCTTATCCACAAACGCCGCCACATACGGCTGCACCTCCTGGAACGTCCCCGTAAACAACTCGCGCAGCCCAATCTCCTGAATATCCTGCAAGCTGGAAAGCAGCCCCGAAAACGAAGTCGCCTGCTTTTCCGCCGCCCCGCCGTAATCCTTCTCCATCGCCGCCACAATCGCCTCAATCGCCTGCCCGGCCGGAATCAACCCCCGTTCCCGCATATCCACAATCTCCTGAGTGCTCTTGCCAAACGACCGCGCCAGAATATCGTTGACGTTGATCCCCGCCTCGGTCAGTTGCAGCACCTCCTGCCCCGCCAGCTTGCCCTTGGCCTTAATCTGCCCCAGCGCCAGCGTCACCCGTCCCATCGTCTCCTCGCCCCGCCCCGAAGCCGCCGAATAATCGGTCATCGCCTGCGTCAACCGCTTCGCCTCGTCCGTCGTAAACCCGTATGCCATCCCCATCCGAAACGCATCCGCCGCCCCCTTTTGCGTAAACGGCGACTTAATCGCCAGTTGCTGCACCCAGCCCTGCAACTCCTTCGCCTTGGGCCCTGCCTGCGCCATCGCATCCGCCAGCGAGAGCGTCTGCCGTGTCGTCTGGCTGCTCACCGCAATATACCCATCCGCCGAAACATTCAGCGCATTCATCTGCATTTGCAGCTCTCGCAGCCGGGCCCCCTGCCGTTGAGCCTCGTCCGACCCCGCCTCCATCCCCTTCATCTTCTCGGCCGCCCTGGCCGCCTCGTTCCCCAGCCAGTTATACCGGTCGATCATCTCCTGCGTCGCCTTCACCCGGCTGCTGGTCGTCGTCGTCGTCATCGACTGGTTGACCAGCTCCCGCGCCGCCAGCGATTGCAGGCTCATCCCCATCCGTTCAAAATCCGCATACGAACCCAGCGCCGCCTGCCCCAGGTTTGCCAGCCCCTTCACCGCCCCCACAACCACATCCCGCGCCAGAAACCCCATAGCCGTTTGAGCGATCCCCCCCAGGCTGCCCAAACGGCTCTGTACGCCGTTCATCCCTCGTTCAAAATCGTCGGTCTTTGCCCCGACCGATACATAGATCTTGGCCGCTTCAATGCCCATCGTTTCACCCTACCCGATTGGCTTCGCAACCCCTGCTTCGAGCGCTTCCGCTTCCGCCCGCTCGCATAGCAGCGCCGCATCCCGCCAGAACGTAGGCTGCTTGGCCAGCTCCCAAACCTCAACCCGTAAATACCGCGCCGCCTTGATCAACAGATAATAGTCCGGCGCAAACCCTTCCAACCCGCCAGAAGCCAGATAGCGCCTTAGCTCCCGGCGGTCTGAGGGTTTGGCCCCGCGCTGTCGACAATCTGCAAAAACACCGCCTGTAAAAACGGCACCGGCAGTTTCCGCAGGCTTTGCTCGTCGAGCGGGTAGGGCGCCCCATTCTGCAACACATCCCAACCGCTCAAAATCCGGCTCAAAACATACGCACAATACTGCCCCGGCTCCTGCTCCGCCATTTTCGCCGCCGCTTCCACCTCGGGCGTGTACCCGCTTGGCCGGTACGAGAGCGACACCGTATTCTCGCCCCATTTAATCTCGGTCTTCACCTGGTCTTTGAAAAGCTCGCTCAGTTCTGGCATACCCGGCTCCTATAGGCTGCTCAACTTATTGACCACGTTCACCTGAGTGGCCTTGCCCCACGTCGCGTCATACACGCCGTCCAGCGTCCACTCCAGCGCAAACACCCCGTCCTCGTCGCTGAACTCAGAAACGTCCGCCACCTTCAACGCCGTATCGATCTGCAAACTGTAATCGTTGCCCGTCTCGATGTTGTCGCCCACCGCCTGAATACGCAAAAACTTGCTCGCCCCGGCGCGCATAGAATTCAACAGCGGCATCCACGTGGCGTTCGCCTGCGCCTTCAGGTTCACCGCAAACTTGGGCTCAGCCTCCACCACCGCCGCAAAACTTTGCGTCGCCGCGTTCAACTCCCACACCGCCCGGTACCGGTCCTCAATCCCCCAAATCACGTCGAACCCGCGCGTAATCGCCGGCGCCGCTTCCAGCCCCGCATGACTGTCCGCCAGATACAGGCTCACCTGCATCGGCAGCACCGGCGCCAACTCCACCGCCGTCGGGCTGCCGGTCATCGTAATCCCGTCCTCCAGCGCCTTGCCCAGCATCGCCCCTTCCAGCTCGCACGAACCGCGGCTGAACTTCATCTTCAACGAATTCACCAGCCCATAGCAGAACTTGTGCGCCCGCACGCTGCCGCCCTGTTCCACCGTGAACGTCTTCACCGTATCCGGCCCGGTCTGGCTGGGCGCAAACTGCCACAAATACGCCAGCCCGTCCGGCGTGGTTATGCGCGTCGGCGTCGCCGCCGCCAACACCGAAGCCAGCGGATACACCACCTCCGTATACGTCAGCACCCCGCTCAGCTTCGCCTCCGTCCACTCCTTGCCCAACACCACCATCGTCTGAAACTTCTGCCCCTTCGGTCTGAACTTCTTCATCTCGACCTTGGGCGCCGGATCGATCGAAAGCGCCGAAAGCAGCCTGTTGGCCGCAACCCCAACGCCGGGGGTGGTTTCTACCCCAATCTGTACCGTCTGAAAAATACTTGCTCGCTCAACCATACGCGCCTCACTGTGTGTAAATCCTGAAGTTGAACCCCAGGTGCTGATACGTCACCCCGTTCTCGACCTCTTCATATTGGATCGGCTTCTCCTCCTGGCACCCGACCACCGTACCGTTGGCCGTCGCCCCGCTGGCCGCCTCCAACACCTCCCGAATACGGTTGGCCAGCGCTTCCAGGTCGCCCAGGTTCCCGCTCTGCGTCACCGCCTTCACCAGCCACACCTCGTCCCACCAGATCACCGCCCGTCCCACCCCGCGCAGCAAATCGCAGTTCATTTGTCGCAAAATGATGTACGGAAACGCCGCCCCCGCCGGGGCGCTGTTCAAATACACCCGCCCGCCGCTCATCGTCGCCAGCGTCGCATCCCCCGCCAGCCTCTCCTTCAACCAGCGCGACGCAGTCAAAACGCTGCTCATCGCCGCAGCCTGCCTTCCAGATCCTTCATCTGCGCCATAAACCAGCGCCGCCCCTTCTCCGCCGCAGGCGTCATAAACGGCCGGGCCGCCATGCGCGTCGTGCCGTATTCCAGCGCTGCGCCGTACTCCGCCAGCACCCCCACCACCGCACTGACCTTGCTCGTCATCCAGCCCTGAATCCCCGCCCGCAAATGCCCCGTATCCACCGCCGGCGCCTCGCCCGGCGCGCTCGCCTGGTGCTTGCCGTACATCTGCCCCGTATGCGGCCCCAGCATACTCAACTTGGCGTCGCTCTCGATCATCGTCATCGTCTGCTCGACAATCTGCCCCACCTCGTCCGGTAGCGCCCGCGTCAGCTCCGGGATGCGGTTATACACCACCACAATCGCCTTTTGCGCCATCCCTTCACACCCTTTCGCCGCCGGTGCACACCGCCCGCTCGGCCGTGCGCACGCTGCCAGCCAGCCGCCCCACCACCTCAAACCGCCGTCCCCCCACCTCGATCACGTCCCGCTCGCTCACCTCCACCCCATAGGCAAACGTAAGCAGATACCCGCCTGCCGCCCCCAACCGCTCGGCGATCTTCACCTCCGTGGGCGTCCTTGCCGCCCCAATCCGGCACGGCACATCCGTCGCCATCGTCGTCAGCTCGTCGACCTTCCCGCCCACGTCGCTCGTTCCCGTCGTCGTTCGCCGTCTGATCGTCGCCCGCTCCGGCAGGTTCTCAGCCTGCGCCGCCCGCAAAAACTCCAGCTCAACCGGCGTCAACATCCGTAACCGTCCGCAACCTCGTCCGGGTCAATCGTATAAGGATCGTGCGCCGGGACAATCTCTGTCGCCTGCGCCCGGTAAAATCCCAGGTAACCCAGCGCCAACCGTTCGGCCTTCTCCAATTCGGCCTGAATGTGGCCCCGCACCTGCGCCCGGCTATAACTCGCCCCGTCCGCCGAAAAATCGCTCAACACCGCCGCCTGCGCCGCCGCCAGCCGCCATGCCTCGTATGCCGCCAGGCAGCGCAGCTTCGCCGCATCCCCCACGTCGCCAATCTCCGCCCCGCACCCCAGCGCAACGTTGTTCACCGCCTCGGCGTAGCTCCCCGGGTTTTGCAGCCCCAGCAGCCCCGCCGCAGCGCCCAGCGTCGTGTGCATAAAACTCGCCAGCGACTCCTCGCTGTACCTGCCCGGGATCGGCATCTTACTCCTTCACCGTCTTGCCCTTCACCCGGGCCGCAATCCCATGCAGCAGCTCGACCGCCAGCGCAACCCGCCGCGCCGTCTGCTCGCGCCGGTTGCGCAGCGTAATCGCCCGCATCTGCTCGCCGCAGCCCTCGCAGCCCACCTTCTTGCCCAACCCGTCGACCGCTTCCATCAGATCGTTCAGCGCCCCGTCTTCCAGCGCCGCCAGTACCGATTCCTTCATAACGTTTTTGCCTTTCCTATGGCAAGGGCTGGTGATGAGCCAGCCCTTGCCGCCAAAGGGAGGAAAACGATGATGGCCCTTTGCCTCTTCTTCCTCTCACGCACAACCGCAGCGCAGCTCTACACCGCCAGCGGCGCATCGTACTCGCTCGGCGGCGCATACGTGGCGCTCCCAATCCGGCCGCACACCGCCCCCACCCGGTTCGACACCCCGAAGCCCGCATACCGGATAAAACGCATCTCGTTCAGGTTGCCGTCCGGCGAGAACCCCTCGGTAAACAGCCCCTTCAGCTTCTGCGCGTCGTACTCGCGCATCTTCACCGGCGGCTGCCCGTCCAGCGGCGCCGCAATGAAATAATTGTCCGGCAGTGATTTCCACTCCACCGCCCAACACTTATCCACCTTGCCCAGCACCTCGTCGCCCATCCGCCGCGCATCACCGATATTGGCCACAATCGTGTCCGTGTTCGCCCCTGGCAGAATGTCGGGGTCGTTGACCTCCACAAAGCTGCTCAGCGCCCCCACGCTCGCACACAGATTGCTCGCCAGATACACCGCCACCCGCCGCCCATTGCCGGGGTGCTCGCACAGCTCGTCGTAAATCGCCGGAAACGGGTTGTGACTGTTGTCCACTATGTTTGCACTTTAAGAAATAAATAGACAGGCATGGCCGAAACCAGGATAATAAGGATCGGCCAAGAACCAAAAAATCCTGGAGAGAGACCATGCCTAAGCCAATTGTATGTATGTCCGAGG